CGGCTTTAGTACTAATCACACTCTCGGGAGATGTCCTAAAATACGCACTGTGGATCAGTGGTGCATCCATTGTGGCCCACATGATTGGGTTCGCCATCTGGGGTGGCTCAGATGAAGAGTAAAGTACGTATTGCTGGCGACATCGGTATTCGCTTATTCGCTACTTTCACTGCCTCAGCCCTGAGTATTATCTCCGGTGCGGCCATCATTGGTGATATCCCTATGTACAAAGCCGCATTACTAGCAGGTTTTGTGGCCGTAGCCAATGTCGCTCAGCGCCTAGCCGCCGCCGCTATTGACGGCGATTTGACGGCGGACGAGATCGACGAAGCATTTCTGGGAGCAAAGATAACCAGAAACTAGATATCGCAATAACCTCTTACCGGTATGGTAGGGTATGTATGTCCGATACATCTATGGAGGTATCCATGTTTGAACCAAAGTTCCTTAAAGACGTTGCTGAACGCGCTGTTGCAACTTTCGCACAGACGCTCGTTGCACTCGTTGGTACTAACGCTGTCGACATCCTATCGGTTGGCATTGGCGACTCTCTAAAAGCCGCTGCCGTTGCCGCTGGTCTCTCGGTCGTTAAGTCCGTTGCTGCTGCTAAGGGTCCAGTCGGTGACACCTCGGCCAGCGCTGTCAACCTTGGAGAGTGATCTAGATGGCTAACATGCCTTATACGGGGTATGACAGGACAGCCGATGGTAAGCGCGCCGGGTTTGAGACCCTCATCGATCTTCTTGAAGCCCATTTCGGCCTCTGGAATAACGGTACTTATGGGGTAAGGCCCAAGCGCGGTAAGTCCTCTATGTCTGTCCACGCCACGGGTAGAGCCGGTGACCTTAGTTGGCGTGGTGCGCCATATCGTGGTACTGGTGACTATGCAGATGCCTGTCGTATGATTGATTGGCTAGTAGATAACGCCTATGAACTGGGTATCGAAGCAGTATTCGACTACTACCCAGCGCCATGGGGCCGTGGCTGGTTGTGCAATCGTAAGGACAATGGTAATAACGGTTGGCTTGTCTATGACAAGAAAGCCTTCAGCGGTGCACCCGGCGGCGATTGGGTACACATCGAGGCGTCAAATGAGTGGGCAGATGATCCCCAGCACTACATCGACTTCTTCAAAGATAAGTTGGGAGATGCTGCCGTAAAGCCAGCCCCTGCCAAGAAGGTCTCTAAGGCCCCCGCAGGTAAGAAGCCATGGCTTCAAGTTGGGAGCAAGGGCACTGAAGTCAAGGAGGTTCAAGAGATCGTCGGCGCTAAAGCAGACGGTAATTATGGTCCTAAGACTGAAGAGGCCGTCAAGAAATGGCAGGCTGAGCACGATCAGCATGTAGACGGTATTTGGGGTCCCGGATCGCAAGAGCACTCAGAGAACTGTAAGCACGGTGACACCCCTAAAGACTCTCCTGATATCAAGGATGACGCCTACCCCGGAGAACCGATCAAGCGCGGTAGCCGAGGTGAGCACGCCAAGATGGTGCAGGAAGTCGTTGGTGCCAAGCAAGACGGGTGGATTGGACCAGCCAGCGAGCGCCGTATCAAGGCATGGCAACGCAAGAACGGTCTTCTTGCAGACGGTATTGTCGGTCCGAAGACTTGGGCAAAGATGTTCTGAGGGCATGAGTGAAAAGTATCTCTATTCCATTTAGGTTCTCTGGTGGACGTGTTGTATCAACACGCAATTATGACGCTATTGTTCGTCAAAAGATTGTTGATGTTCTAACCACCAGCCCCCCGGAACGTATGGGGCTACCTAATTACGGGGCGAGTCTTTACTCACTTCTTTTTGAGTCGATTGACGATCTAGTAGAGGCTGACTTCAAGACAGATGCTATTATGGAACTTCAAGACAGGGTATCTGGGGTGTCTATCCACGACATCTCTATACGTCAAAATGAGTTTTACGAAAGCACAGCGGAAATCACGGTCATCTATTCGTTGCCTTTAAGCCCAGCGCAAACGCTGACGTTTACTGTTACTAGCCAACTTACAGAAGAAAGTCCGCTCTAATGCCATCCTTTGACTATTCCAGTAGGGACTACAACACGATCAAGGCTGATCTGCTGGCTCGTGCTGGACGAATTGCCCCCGAATGGACAGACAGAGACCAAGCCGATTTCGGTATGGTACTGGTAGACCTATGGTCACAGATGGGTGACGTACTGCATTACTACGTGGACCGTGCTGCTGGTGAGGTATTCCTACCAACTGCTACCCAACGTGAGTCGGTACTGGCATATGCACGACTGTTCGACTACGATCCCGCTAGTCGAACAGGCGCAAGGGGTACCGTGGTTCTTAATAACAGCGGTACGGCAGTGTCACTACCTCAGTACACGCGGTTTGTTGCACGTTACGACGGTGCTACTTACCAGTTGTATTCACGGGAAGCAATTACTCTTAGTGCTAATTCAAGCACTACGGTGAGTGTTTCTGAAGGTGTAATCGTCTCATCCCCAGCAGAGACGTTGACTAACTCTTCGACCGGCGTAGAGGCCCAGCGTTATCGATTGGCTAATCTCAATGCCGTCAAAGACTCGGTTGTGATTACCGTCTACGAGGATGGCGTAACGCCCACTAACTACCGCCGTGTCGTCCGCCTGACAGACGCAGTGCCGGGGGAACGTGTGTTCATTCTCAACACTACGCCGCTGGGGTATCTGGAAGTACTGTTCGGTACCGCTAGTCGCGGTTTCGTGCCCCCGGCTAACTCCATCATTACCGCTACATATGCCTACTCAAGCGGTTCATTGGGCAACCTACCTGCTAACTCCGTCACTGCTTTCCGAGAGAGCACCCCCGAAAATGTGACTATCGTGTCATCTTCTGCTCTCTCTGGTGGTCGTGAGGCAGAGTCAATTGAGTCGATGCGTAACACTGTCCCGTCTATCATCGCCTCGCAGAACCGTGCAGTTACATTAAACGACTACACGAACCTCGCTCTGAGCGTAGACGGAGTACAGAAGGCCGCAGTTCAGTACACACCTAACCCCGCTGGAGGCGCTTCAGCGGGTAATGCTAGCGTCACCGTGTACGCACAGACCGATAGGTCTAATGACTATCTCACGACCACCGATACCTCTCAGACAGTAGACGCCGTTACTCAAGACTCCATCGTGTCTACGCTTACGCCTCGCTCCATGCTAGGTGTTGATGTTACTGCTGCTTCAACGATTACTTGGAAGCCCATTGACGTCGTAGTAACTGTAAACGTATTGTCTTCGTATGTGGCGTTGTACGTACAACGGGACGTAGAGGCAGTAATTGACAGCATCTTTGACTTTAACAACGTGCGGTTCGGTCAGACAATCTCTTTAGGCCGTTTGTACCGGGGTATTATGGGAGTGCGGGGCGTTGACTACGCAAATATCACCGTACTAGATCATTACGATGCATCTCCGCAATCCACACAGACCACCATTACTGTTGGTGACTATGAATTGCCTAAGAAAGGAACGGTGAATGTCACCGTCGTTGGCGGCATCACCAGCACGTAATGGCTCGCGTATCTTTTACCCTTCGTCGTAGTACTGTTGACCGAGGTTCATATGTTCGGTTTGATACCGATACGTACGACACCGCCGCTAGTGCTGGTAACTCTGCCTCTGCTGGTACGTGGACATACGCCGCAGATCGTGACTCAGACGCTTCGCTGCGTTCTGACGGTTATCAGTTACCACCGATTGAGTATGTCGAAAGTTACTTAGAGGCGTTCCCTGTCACGTACGGAACTGTGCAGATTAACTGGGGTGCTCCACTGGTTGCTCTAGGACAAAACCCTGCCCCATCAGAGACCTTGCTGGTCTATTCACCCTACGGGCCAGCAGCAACTATTTCTTCTGGAACCGTCTTGTCCGAAGGTTCTACGTCGTTCACGTACACACAGAATGAGTTGGTAGGCGGTCAGTGGGCTTACTACACCCTGTTTGTGCGGTACCAATCCACTGCTGGGGATGACTACTACGAGCCAGCGGCGAGTGTTGAGGTAATTGTCCCCGAGAACTATAAGTCGACATTGCTGCTATGGAGCCGGATACCGGAGTACTATCGCCAACAAGACCAATCTATTGGTGAATACATTGATCCAACGTCGGACTACGCCGTAAAAGAACTGGGATGCCTGCCTGCGGGTAATTACGTCGGCCCCCTATTTAAGTTCTTATCTATTTTCGGATTTGAAATGGATACCACACGAACCCTTATCGACTACGTGATGGTGTCTCGTGATCCAACGTCAGCAAATACCGAAGTGCTAGACGCCATTGCACGTACCATTGGTGTGGGCGCTAACTCTGCCCTTATCAACTCTTCCCGTATCAGAGCCATCCTTGACGACATCGGGTACCTAAGGCGCTCTAAAGGTACGCTTGAAGGAATTGAGGCTTATGGTAGGGCATTGTCTGGAAGCAACCTGTCTGTGGATACGGCTAATCGTGAGATAACTTTCTACTCACAGCGTGTCAACTACATCACCGATCCCCGAGACGCCAATATCACTAACTGCACCGTTACGCACCGACCGGCGCACGAGTGTGAGTCACAGCGACTTATCTACTCTCAGGGTAATTACGACCCAACGACCTACGACGCTAACGATGAGGATACTTACCCGCCTACACTGGATGAGTACCTACCCGGTATGTACTGGACGTCAGCGTCAGCGTCTACGTTTGAGGGCATCCCTGTTGACGTTAATGACTACATTGTTGCGTACACCGACTCCGCAGGGGACATCGCATTTGGAGTGTCGGGTTACGCCTTCTCCGCTACGAACTACTCTTCGTACTCAGGTTCCTACACAAACACGGGTGCTTCGTATGTCTCTCAGGGAACAGGGGCTTCCGTCGGCGTTACTCACGTCATGTTCCATATCGACTGCCCCATTCCGGTCAAAGAAGATGATACGGTGTACTTCTCCGTACACAGTGCCGTGGGGACAGGTGCCTTGAAGTGGGCAAGACTGGTAGATGAGACCGGAAACATCATCGGAAGATCCACTACTCTGACACGCGCAGGGGACTCCCCAGCCGCAGGCATTACCGTAGAAGATAACCTATCGACAACTGACGAATGGACTATCGGGTTTATCGAGTTCTTGGTGGACCTAGGTTCTGTCACTACCTACGAACTGTCGTCACTATTGGCTGAGCGCAACCATATCGGTGAGTACTTTGACGGCAGTAGCACTCGCGGTGGATGGATTGTAGATGAAAATGGTGACACAGTCAGCGACTACCGCTGGTCTTATGAGGGTGAGAATAACGGTAACTCATATCAATCAGTTTCTATCTACAGCGAGGAATATCAACGTACTCGGGCGCTGTTGATTAACTTCTTCGCCAGCGCACTGCCCGTGACACTACAGGATTACTACACCGTTGTGGCGACTGACGCCATCCCCGGGCAGAGCGCCATTGACACCTACTTGACGACTCCCTGAGTAGGGCGGTAGGGTAACTCTCCCGTCCACGAAGGAGAGTTATGAAGTACGCCATCATTGGCACCGGAGCCGCTAGCGAAGCCGCCATTAAAGAGTCACTGAACGATGTGTTGTCTCCTGACGACACCATTATGGTCGGCTGGTTCGGACGCCCCATGCCTGAGGCTATGGAGACCGTCTATGGGTATTTGCTGGACAACGAGATTCAGTTCAGTCTGTACCACCGCCCCGAGCAGGAAGTTACACGGCATTTCCGTGATGCAGATAACTGTGTAGTCACACAGAGCCGTCATCCCGTCGACGCCATGCTGAAGGAAGCCGACGAAGTATTGTTCTTGTGGGATGACGACGAGAACGACGCCACCCCATCCCTAATCCAATACGTCATGGATCACCTTAAGGAGGGCGTGCAGGTCAAGGAACTCAGCAATGGTCTTGCCCCCATCGTCATTGACTATGAGATGCCAGAGCCAGAACCGGCACCTGCGGAAAGCGACGAAGAAGAGGATGACACCCGCTTTACCCGTGACGAGTTGGAGGTCATGACGGCGGGCGCAGTCAAGCGGTACGGCGAGCGCATAGGGTGTTCGGCTAAGACCAAGAGCGGCATCATCGAAGAGTTGTTTGGTCAGGTTGAAGACGTACAAACCGATGACCCAGCCCCAGTTGAGGACGACACCCCCGTTATCGCCGGTGAGGTCGATCCCCCTACCGTACAGTTTGTTGACCCTACTGAATGGGGAACTCAACTAGTCAACCTTATTCACGACTTCCAGCAACATCAAAAGCCGGGGTTTAACACTGACATGGCGCACCTTGTTCTCGGGCAGGCTCGCCTGTGGATGTTGAAGGCGTTATCTGAGTGATACTTGACAGGGCTGTCACTAACTGGTACTATAACTGTGGGCACCTTGGGATGGTGTCTCTTTCAACGGTATGGGTGAACGGCCTCTCGGGAAACCGGGGGGCCGTTCCTCATGCAGGGGTATAAATGCCAACATTCGGAGCAGATCCAGAGGAGCAAGATATGGGTTGGACAGACACCGCACCACGTAATCGATACGTCAGTCGCCCCGTTAGGGACTTGACGAATTACTTCGCATACCACCGTGATATGCGTATGAGTCAGCGTTGTGACGAGGATGACAAGAGTATGTTGAACATCTTCTTCTCACGACGCTTGAAGCAGGGTTTTAGCGCTGACATACTCAAGGACGTCATTGATCGTTTTTACCAATCATCGGCAGGTCAGGTTGCCATGCCAGCACCACTGTTCTGTACCAATGACGTGCAGAACGAACTGATGTTCGATGCGGATGTGACCAAAGACGATGAGGTACTACAGTGGTTGTTAGACGGTATGCCCAACGACGGTCTGTTCTCCGATACCCGTGAGATGCGTAAGGCAGTGTTGCTGTACTGTGAGGAAGCCCTATTGAGATACCCTGAGGTAGTGGCAGATATTCTCCGCACTGATGACCCAGAGCCGTATACATCCGACCGACTTGCCGCTTTAGAAGAACTCATCGCATGGAATCTCGGAACCCATGAGAGAGATACTGGACAACTCCATGAGGCACTTGCTAGTATCACTCTTCCAAAAGAACTGGCCTCGTCGGGGCGGTCTCCAAAGAGCATCAGAAAGAAGCACGAGACTGTCAAGCAGGCCATTATTGCTATCCCGATCAGACGTAACAAGGAGAATTGGTGAACTACAGCACACCGTTGGAATGGAAGAGCGAGGCGTGGTGGCGTAATCGTCCTAAAGATGAACGCCTGCACCACATGCACATCCCGAAGCGTATTTACGAAAACATGGACGGGTGGCACCACTGCCCCCACAAGATAGACCTACCTAACCTGTTCATTCAGGGACCCTCAGGGTGTGGCAAGTCTTTGATAGCCGCAAGTACCTTGAAGCACTTAGTATCTGAGCACAACTGTTCTGGGAGGTGGATTGAGGCAGATGATTACATTGAGATGCTTAAGGATTCGTTTGATACATCTGACGGCAATCTCCCCGAGATGTACTCCAGCCCACACATCGTGAAATACGTCAAGGCAGTGTTTGACATCGTAGTCATCGACGGTCTAGGCGAGGAGCGCCTCAGCCCCAAATACGGCGAGGACCTAGGGTTCGCACAGCATGAGTTGGGTAGCCTAATCCGTAAGAGGTACGACAAGGGTAAGGCCACGATCATTACTTCACGCCTGTCCATTCAAGATATTAAGAACCGGTACGGTTCCCGACTAGCCAACCCTCTCGCTGACTTTGACCATGAGGTAATTCGTGGAAAAAGGTGACATCGCTCCCACAGTCCACAAGCACATCGCCTGTTGGTTTGAGGACTTGCTGATTACACGTCAGGAAGAACCACCTAAGCGCCGGTTCTTTCGTCGTGACAAGGAGTTGACCGACGACGAGTGGGTTAAGCAGGAAGTACGACGCTGGCGTGTCAACGAGATGCCTCTAAAATCGGTGTACCACATGGTCAATCAATTAGACCTAGGGGTAGAGGTATACACGTACTACGAGGATGACCTCGTGGAATCCGTTGAGCACTGGCTCGCACGTAAGGGCATCAATGTGAGCGTGTACGCCTACCCTGACTTGGACACGTTGAGAGACGACTTTAAGTACAACCGTGACGTACACACCCTCTTCACTCCTTATGAAGAGGACGCTGCAATACTCGGGTTCAGGGCCACGGTCGCCCTCCCAGATGGGACGTTTGGAATCTAATGGCATCTATTGAGCACCTAGTAATTAGCAAGGTTATTGAGGAGCAATCCCTCAACGAAGCCGTGAAGTCGGGTATCAAGCCCATGTACTTCTCCGGCGACTGGGAAAGCATCTACCAATGGGTGTTGAACTACAACAACGAACACGGCAATGTCCCCAGCGAGAGGGCATTTCATACGGCTTACGGTGACATCGACATCGTGGATACGACTGCTGAGTCGTTCAGCGGTCTGTTCAAGGAACTCATCGACGCCTACCGTACTCGTACCGTGGCATCCTCTATCAGCGACGCCATGGCACCACTTGACAAGGACAACGTGTCCGAGGCCATCGCTATCCTCGCCAAGGGTCTCCAGTCGGCCAGTGCTGACACTGCCCGCCTACGTGACTTCAACATCATCGAAGGTTGGGAAGAGCAGTTGCAGATGTACCGGGAGATGAAAGACAACCCCAACGCCTTGCAAGGTATCCCCACGGGCTTTGCTGGTCTGGACAGAGTGACCTACGGCCTGCGCCCCCAACAGTTCGTCGTTATGGTAGGTGAGCCTAAGCGTGGTAAGTCTCTCTTTGAGTTGATTATGGCTAATGCTTGCCACCGCCATGGACTTACTCCTTTGTTTATCTCCTTTGAGATGTCGGTAGCGGAGCAGAGGTCTCGGTTCTATTCTCTTATCGCCAAGATTCCGTACGAACGCATCCTCAGCGGACAGATGTCGGACAAAGAGTTCGACCGCCTAGAGAAGTCCATGCGGATGATGAAGAACATGCAACCGTTCATGATGTCGGAGGACTCCAGCAGTCTCACGACCATTAGCGCTATCGGCAACAAGATTCAGGAGTACCAGCCTGACGCCGTGTTTATCGACGGTATGTATCTGATGGATGATGAGAACGGTGAGCCAAAAGGATCGCCGCAGGCTCTGACAAACATTACTCGTGGAGTGAAGCGCCTCGCACAGCGGTTTGATATACCTATCGTAGGTACTTCGCAGGTGTTGTCGTGGAAACTTAACAACAAGCGTACGCGAGCAATCACCGCCGACAGCATCGGCTACACTTCATCATTCGTCCAAGACGCAGACCTCGTGCTGGGTGTTGAACGTAACCCTGACCTAGATGACCAAGCCATTATTCGTGTAGTGGAGGCACGAACTGCCCCCCATGCCGAAGTCCACGTCAAGTGGGATTGGCAGACCATGGAATTTGAGGAAGTTTACGAGGTGGACGAAATTGACCCATCATTCGACTGATATGGACATCGTTGAGCGACTGGAGTACGCATCTATGAGTACCCCAGAGATCTCGTTGTTGAGAGAAGCGGCTCAGTACATTAGGAAACTACGAGAAACACTCGCAGAGTATGAGTCACAGCGACGACCTGACTGAGGTCCTGTCGGGTCTAGGTGTAGAGGTACACCGTGTGCAGAACGACGAGATCAACGGGCGGTGCCCGGTACACCACCTAACTAAAGGTCGTGAAAGTTCTCGTTACTCGTGGTATCTAAACTCTGATAGTGGCCTGTGGTACTGCTTCTCCTGCGGTGCCCGTGGCAACCTGTCTATGCTCGTCAGCCAACTAACTGACGATCCTTCTGCTCTATGGAGTATCCAGTCACACCTCATTACCTCCGGTCTACAGAGACTGACTGCTGAAGAGCAAGAGGTTCACGAGGTACGCCCCCAAGTAGACTGGGGACAGTACAGCCGTTTCCAACCTCTACCTGACAAGATGCTTCGGCATCGTCGGCTAGATGAGGAGACATCTCGTAGGTACGGCATTAAGTGGGACGACGAACGCAAGGCCACTGTTATACCTATCGTATCTCCGCTAGGGGAACTGTGGGGGTGGCAACTCAAGAAGACTGGCTGGGTGCGTAACCACCCTGAGGGTGTACATAAGGGTGATACCGTATTTGGTATCGAACGTGCGTTCGGTCCCACTGCTCTTCTGCTAGAATCTCCCTTAGATGTAGTGCGGTTTCATAGCGTATACGGTGGATCTGATATCTCTGCCGTGGCGTCATTTGGGGCCAATATCTCCACAAAACAGATCAACCTACTATCAGACCGGTTTGACGGGGTTATTATCGCACTAGATAATGACCAAACAGGCCGTATAGAGACTAAGCGTTTAGCCAAATCGCTTCCCTCGTTTAGGCGGGGGACTAAATACTGGAAGTACTGCGATGAGGTCAAGGACTTGGGCGATATGACAGATGGTCAGATTATTAAGGGAATAGCGAGCGTCACTTCAGTATATGTTTAAGGGAACACTATGGCCTTACCAGCAAGAAGCGGTCGAGCGCATGGTCGACCGTGGTCAGATGCTGCTGGGTATGGTCATGGGTGCAGGTAAGACACCCACGACGTTGGGCGCAATTGAATCCCTACATGAAGAAGGGGAGGTAGAACGGTGTTTAGTTGTCGTCCCCGCTTCTCTCAAGTTCCAGTGGTTGCGAGAAATAGCCAAGTTTACTGACGCTAAAGCCACTGTTATTGACGGCACCAAGGCTAAACGTGACGGTCAGTGGCGCATGTCTCTGAACAGTAGGTATGTCATCGTCAATGCAGAAACGCTGGCTAACGACGTCGACAAGATCGGCACCATTCAAGCCGTCGTTATTGACGAGAGCACCATGATTAAGAACCGCACAGCCAAGCGGTCGAAACTGTTGAAAAAGGTAGGGCGTACAGTGCCCTATCGCTTCGCCCTTACCGGCCAGCCTATTGAGAACCGCCCCGAGGAACTGTTCAGCATCATGGAGTTCGTCGACAAGCAGGTTCTGGGTGACTTCAAGACATTCGATAGGACATTCATAGTCCGCGATACATGGGGCAAACCCATGCGATACCGCAACTTGGACAAGATGCACCGGGTGATGAAGGAGTGTATGATCCGTAAAACCCGCGACGACATCAAGGACCAGTTACCTGACATCATTCATCAGGTTGTACCCGTACCATTTGATAATAGGGGAGCCACCCTCTACAGGCAGATATCTAACGATCTTCTAGCCAAAATCAGCGAGGCTATGGGTAAGGGTAAAGGAGCGTTTAGTCTGTGGGCGCACTACAACGGTGGCGACGGTGATGAGGCGCAGGGGCAAATAATGTCACGCCTGACTGTACTGCGGATGTTATGTGATAATCCCGAGTTGGTGAGGATCTCAGCCCAGAAGTACGCTGACCCAAATGTGAAGGATGGAAGCCAATATGCTCATGATATAGCGCATATGGGGTGGGTATCAGGTGTTGATACCACTCCCAAATTGGACGCCTGCATCGCGTACATCGAATCCACATTATCAGAGGACCCCCAAAACAAAGTTGTTCTCTTCTCCTTCTTCAAAGAGAACTTACGACTTATTCAGAAGGCCACTTCTAACATGACTGACAGTGTGCTGTTTATGGGCGGTATGGATGCCGCGGCTAGAGACGCATCGAAGCAGAAGTTTGCTACCGACCCCAACTGTCGGTTGTTCCTGTCGTCGGACGCCGGTGGATATGGGGTTGACCTACCTATGGCTAACTACCTAATCTCCTACGACCTGCCATGGAGTAGCGGGAAACTAGAACAGCGAGAGGCTCGCATCATTCGCTTGTCCTCCGAGTTCCCCCACGTAACCATTGCCACATTCGTGATGCAGGGCAGTATCGAAGAGCGTCAATACGAGATGCTTCAGGTGAAGCGCTCTGTCAATGAGGCGTTCATCGACGGCAAGCACCACGACAATGATGGAAGTATGGATCTATCCCTTGACACCTTGAGTGGCTTTCTGAGAGAATCACGAGTATGAGCGAAGACATCGAACGCATCACATCCGAGTACATGCAACACCTGAACCACGTTGAGGTGCTACAGAGGATCATTGGTGAGTACAAGAAGCAACTCAACGCCCTAGTAGAGAAGCAGGGTGACGAGGATGACAAAGGACATCAGTGGCTTCCTGCTGGTAAGTACTTGCTTCAGCGTCAGCGCCGACAGGGTAAGAAGACCCTCAACCTCGCTAAGGCCGAAGAATGGGCCAGAGAGCGTGGTATCTGGAATGAGGTGTCACGCACCGTGGAGGTCCTTGACGAGGATGCGCTGGTAGGCTATATTTACGACAACCGCCACGAAGAAGGTTTGGAAGAAGCGTTTCAAGAGTTACATGACACGCCCCCCATTTCCTACGCCTTTATGAAACCCGTTGAAGAAGAGAACTACGATTACTGATGGAACCCACCTACGAGTACACAAAGATAGGCTGGCTCAACCATCGTGTAGACGTTCACCGCAACAGAATCTTGTACAGATTCAATGCTCGCACTCGCCGTGGCGCTTTCAAGAAAGCCAGTAGGTACATGCAATGAGTACAGATCCGCTAGACGTTTTTAACGGTATCCCTTCCAAGATCGGACAGCATATGGCGGAAGGGCCGGACTTCCCCGGTAGCACATCCCCGAGAAACCGGGGGAAGGTCCTTGACAGCCGCCAACATGAGTGGCTACAGTCTCTAAAGTCCTCTGAGTACCTAGTCAACGGTCAGGTGAAGAAGTTCTACACCATCGGCGTGTTGGCAATGGCACTCAACAGGAAACCCGTTACCATTAGGAAATGGGAAGCCAACGGCTGGCTACCACCAGCAAGTTTCCGTACCCCAGCCCCCCGAGGGGAGACAGTCCCCGGTAAGGCGGTAAAAGGTCGGAGACTCTACAGCGAAGCACAACTTGTCTTCCTTGTAGAGGCTATGATGACGTTTCAGATTGACGACCCAAACTCTCCTGATTGGGAAGGCTTTCGGAAACACATCAAAGACAATTATCCACGACACTGACAAGAGAAAAGAGTTACCGACATGGGTAGATTCGATGACGATGAAGACACGGGCGCAGTTGCTGTCCGTGACGACGACACTGACTTAGATCGTGCTGAGGCACGACGAGTCATTAAGCGTGGCTGGGGCAATGTCGACAGCACTAAGCAAGCCGACAGCCCCTACGCTCAGCGTCTGAAGATTGATGACAAGCCCGTCATCGTGAAGTTCCTAGAGGATGAGCCTTACACCTCCTACCGCCAACACTGGGTAGAACGTCAAGGGCAGAAGTCATTCACTTGCATCGCAGACATGTCCCCCAAGGGATGCCCGTTGTGCGACGCAGGCCATCGTCCGAGCGCACGGTTCGCTTTCAATGTTATTCTCCTCAACGAGGATGGCGACAGCGCTGTACGCTCCTACGAAGTAGGCCCTCGTGTGATCGACAGCCTCAAGAACTTCCATCAAGACCCACGACAGGGGCCACTTCCCAAGCACTACTGGGCAGTCTCCCGTAGTGGTAAGGGACCGACATCACAAACCAACCATCAGATGGTGCGTGACCGTGACCTTGAGGAAGAGTGGGGTATCGCCCCCCTCAGCGAGGACGACATCGACAGCCTGAAAGAGCAGGCATACGATGCCAGTATTGTCCCGATCCCCAGCCGTACGACCCTACAGGGTGTTGCCGCTGAGGACATGGACTACAACTGAGCCTTGGAACCCAACAGTGCGAGCGGACGGCGGGGGCCTAGTGCCCCCGCCGTTCTGTCTCTAGACGAGATATCGACAATTGTCGATACGGTAAAAGCAGAGGGTGCGTTCTCTTTTGACGTAGAGACACGTGGTCACATCGACCGTCACCCTGACATCATGCAAATTGTGGAAGATGAGTGGGAGGCTAAGCAAGCCTCGCTGAAGAGCGACCACCCCACAGTTGTCCAGAAGTCACGACAGGCTATTGAAGACAAGTGGCGTGGCAATCTGGCGCTAGACACACTACGTAACGAGGTGTTCTGGATTGGTATTGCTACACGAGGTAAGTCGTGGGCTATCCCGATGGGGCACCCCAACGGAGAAGTGCTTGTCAAAGAGCAGCGTGGAGACGGGTCAACCATACCCCCCGAGGGTCATAGGGCTATCCTTTCTTCTGGTAAGGAGTCCATGGCTAGGTCTAAGTACTTCATTCCGGCTACGTTCACCGAAGCCCCAGAGCAACTGACTCAGGAACAAGTGTTCACCGCTCTTGAGCCGCTGTTCATGGACGAGGGCATCGTGAAGATCAACCAGAACATCAAGTTCGACGCTAAGTCCATATCAAAGTACTATGGGGGCGTACTACCTAAGGGGCGGTATATCGACACGATGGTGCTGATGCACCTCGTTGACGAGAACCTGTCCTCGTACAGCCTCGGCCCCATCATCGAACGTGTGTTCTCTTTCGACCCCTATCACAGGGACGGTAAGATCGGTAAGACGATAACCACCGAACCGTTTAGCAAGGCGTGTAGGTACGTACACTATGACTGTAGGTGGGCATGGCTCATTTACCAGCGCCTGACTCGGTACATCAAAAACCATGATGGTTTACTGAAAGCCATGTACCTAGACAGTGACACGCTGTCAGTACTGGCACAGATGGAGATGAACGGTATCGCTGTCAACCAGCGTGAGATCAAGAAGTTGGGCAAGGCTCTAGACCTTGACATCAACAACAAATTGGCTGATATCTCCTACTACGCCCCCATCGGGTTCAACCCTGATAGCAATGCACACAAAGTGGAGTTCTTGTTTAACAAGAAGCGTGAGGGTGGTCTTGGCCTAAAACCAAAGAAGACAACAGCCAAGGGTAACCCCAGCGTTGACGAGGATTCCCTCAGGTCGTTGCAAGGTCAGCACCCCATTATCGACTACCTGATGGAGTACGCAGAACTGAAGAAAATGAAGTCCACCTACGTTGACGGGCTTATGCCGTTGATGAACAAGGGGCGACTACACCCTCAGTTCCACCTGTCACGTACTGCCACGGGACGTTTGTCAGCCAGCGACCCTAACCTACAGAACATCCCACGTGACGGTCGGGTGCGTGGACTCTTCGTAGCAGAGCCGGGGAATACCCTAATCGTGGCCGACTACAGCCAGATTGAGATGCGTATTATGGCTATGTACAGCCAAGACCCTGCACTGCTGAATATCTTTGAGAACAACATTGACGTACACGCCGGTACTGCCAGTGTTATCCTAGGCAAACCACCTGAAGAGATCACTAGCGAGGAGCGCAACATTTATGGGAAAACGCCAAACTTTCTCATGGGATATGGTGGTGGTCCTAAGCGTCTCGTTGATTCTACCAACGGCCAGTTATCTCTTGATGAGGCTCGTGTTGTCGTAGAGAACTACAACAAAGGCTACGCAGGTCTCACAGCGTGGAAGAACAAGGCCATCGCTGAAGGTCGCCGTAGGGGATATGTAGAGACTATGACTGGTCGTCGTCGCCGTGTTCCTGACTTGGAATCTGACGACTTCGCTGCCAAGTCACGCTCTGAGAGGCAGGCGATCAACGCCATCATTCAGGGCACAGCATCTGAGATCTGTAAAGAAGCCATGGTCAAACTGTCCTCAGTACTGGACTACCCGAAGTGTAAGATGTTAGTACAGGTTCATGACGAGATCGTTATTAGCGTTCCCGTAGACGAACTCAACAAGTGGGAACCCATGGTCGAAGAGTACATGGGAAATGGTAGGGTTATCATGGGTGTTTCACTTGAAGTAGAAGCGCACCACGCAGGATCATGGTCCGAGGCGAAGGGATAACCATGCAAGATGAGTCCGAGAAGAGACGTAAACGACAGCGTAATTTCTATCTGTACATGTCCCCGTTAGAGGGTCACGAGATCGCTGTTGAAGAGGGTGGGTTTACTGCACCGTCTGAAGACCTCGCAGAGATTGAGATTCGTGACATTCTCAAGTTCTGGATGACTTTACAGCAGACTGAAGCGGGTGAAATCCTTGCAGACTCAGCGTGGTGGATGACCCAGTACATGGACCCAGACAATAAGTTTGGGGCTACCGAAGGGGTTACATACCTAGATCGTATGACCTCTTTTGCGGTTACCGTGGTGTATGCGCTGGTAGAAGCGGGGCTTCTGGAGATCAAGAACCCCCCAGAACTTCCAGAGTTCAAACTCTCTACAGGTGAAGATTTCTCTATAAAGGACCTTGACATCCTTACCTTCCTACAGTCTATGCTGGAGGACGATGACGATGACAAATAGTTCCTCGTGGTGGGCTAACAAACTCAGCCAACAACAGCCCCAACCCCGTGGTATTACTGTGCAACCTGTACAACCTCAGCCCGTACAGACTCAACAACCGGTACAGCAACCGGTGCAACAACCTGCTGTACAACAATCTATGGCTGGTGTCCCTCTCCAAACTGGGGAGCGCCAAGAGGTACTGGACCCCAACCGAGACCCTAACGCCGAAGTCAGCATGAGTGATGCTATGCGTCTGTGGCGTGGGGGTGAAGCGCACCGCACTGAGGGGCATATGGCGTGCCCATCTTGCGGTAGCACGACTGGCTACACAGCCTATTCAGGCATGGCGGCTGGTGCCGCACGTGTCAATGGGCAACAGCCACGCCCACACTGCTTTGAGTGTGGGTACAACGGCTCCTACGCACAAGGCATGGAGTCCAACTGGTCATAAGGACAAGCGTGAAAGACAATCTGGCACTAATCGAAGAACTAGCAGCGGAAATCAACAAGAAATACGGAGAAGACATACTCATCAAGGGGAGTGACGCCAAGGAAGAAATCCCCCACACCACAACAGGTGTGCTGGCGTTTGACCTAGCCCTCGGCGGTGGTTGGGCATCCAACCAGTGGAACGAGATCGTGGGTGAAGAGTCGTCGGGTAAGACGGCTATTGCCTACAAGACCATTGCCGCCAATCAAGCAAAAGACCCTGAGTATCTTGCTTTGTGGGTTGCGGCTGAAGAGTATGTACCTGAATATGCCGCATCATTTGGGGTGGATTTAGACCGGCTATGGGTCGTAGAGACGAACGAGATGGAGGCCGCTTTAGACCTTGTTCTCAAAGCCGTATCAAACCGTGCCGTAGACTGCGTTGTGTTGGACAGCCTTCCAGCCCTTGTCACAGAGACCGAGGTCAATAAGGCTATGGATGAGGCCAGTGTCGCTACTGGCGCTCAGATCCTCAGTCGTTTCTTCAAGAAATGTGCCAAGGCCCAACGTCGTTCCTTGACAGAGGACGACCGCCCCTGCACACTCATAGCCATCAACCAGTGGCGTGACAAGATCGGTGTCATGTTCGGTGACCCCCGTACCACTCCCGGTGGTAAGGCCAAGAACTATTACTACTTCATTCGTGTAGAGGTGCGCCGTGATGAGTGGATCGCTGAGGGTTCCAAGTTGGATACCCGTGTTGGTCAGACCATCAAGATGCGTGTTATGAAGAACAAGACATACCGCCCCCAGCAGGTGGCACAAGCAGACTTCTATTTTGCTGACACAGTGGGATACAAGAAGGGCGACTTCGACATGGCTAAGGACATTGTGAATGTTGCTCTTGCACTAGAGTTGTTTGAGGGACGCTATAAGTTCCGAGGAGAACGTATCGCCAGCAAGAAAGAGGAACTGTATGACATGGTTCGACAAGACTTGGGTCTTCAGCAGGCGCTTCGTGACGCGGCCATGGCGGCAGTACTTGGGGAAGAAGAAACAGCAGAAGTTGGTGCAGAAAATGAGTGAGAACCATCCGGCATGGAAAGCCTACTTTAACCAGCAGGCACAGTTCTCTTACCCTAAAGACGGGTACTGGGATGAGCGCAAGAAGTCTAAACCGTATGACCAAGATATGGACGAGGGCAATAAGGCCCTCATCAAGATCAGCGAGAAGTACGCACACGACCTAGGCATGGTCAAGGACTTGCTTATTGTAATGATGAACCTGCTGGAAAAGCAGGGTAACTCCATTGGGGAGTTGTACGAACTGTTAGAGGAGAACACCGACATGATCGACCTCCTCATCGCAGGCACTGACGATGGCGACTGAGTCCAAAAGAAGTCCATCAAACAAGAGAAACGTACGGCAGAGTCGTACAAGGGTAGCCGCAATGTGATGTCAGGTGCTGGGTGGATGCGTAAAGCAGACGTCCGCACCGAGGACTTCATGATTGAGAACAAACTCAAGATGGACCCCAATGCTAAGTCGTACAGCGTAAAGGCTGTGGACATGCGTGACCTGACGAAGAGAGCACGGCTAGAGGGCAGGATTCCCCTCTTGCAGATTGACTTGGCTGGGCACCGTTATGTAGTGTTGCCCGAAGACGACTTCTTGGAGATTATTGGTGACTGACAAACCGTGGTACATGAAGAACTATCAGGAGCAATTTAGTGCTAAAGACACTCAGCGCATCCTGTCGAAGATTGAGGTGGCGCTAGCCCTAGAGCAGGCTGAGCGCAACTCGCATAGGGATACCAAGCACTTCCACTCCAGCGAGATGGCTAAAGACGAATGGTGCCCCCGTTCAACGTGGTACAAGATCATGGACACAGAGGAGAGCGACCCACAGTCGATGAACCTCAAGCGTATGAACATCTTTGCTGAGGGGCACAACATCCACGACAAATGGCAAAGGTGGATGTGGAAAGCCGGTGGCCTGTTTGGTAACTGGCATTGCAACTCTTGCGATGCCAAGTTTGAGGGCACTTCCCCCGAAGGCTGTAATCACTGCGGTTCAGACGACTTGAAGTACAAGGAAGTACCCCTGCACAGCGAGCGTTACCGCATTGTCGGGCACGCTGACGGTGTGTGGGAAGACTCCCAAGGTAGAGCCGTTGTGGAGATCAAGTCTGTGGGACTCGGCACTATTCGGTGGGATGCGCCCAAGTTGTATGAGGGATATGCCAACGGTGATCTGACGCTGGACGATCTATGGAAGCGCGTCAAGCGCCCCCTCACTACACACCGTCGGCAGGTCAACTTGTACATGCTGTGTCTAGGTATCGAAGAAGCCGTGGTCATATACGAGTGGAAGCCATCTCAGGACGTCAAGGAGTTCCACCTCAAGTATGACAAGGAACTCGTTGCCCCCATTCTTGACGGTATTGACTATGTAATCGACTGTATGGACAACGACGAGGTTCCTGTGCGTCCCGACTCTGCGACCCATAAGTCCTGTTCAACCTGTAAGTTCTGCGCTTACAAGACACACTGCTGGAGCACAAAATGATGACATATCACGTCGACTACGACGAATGGGTGCGCTACGGGCAGCAGAGGGGCTGGATTGGTCCCCTCGTCTGCTCTACGCACGACGGTATACCTATGAGTGAAGAGGAAGAGGCTGGTTGGGAAGAAGGCGAAGACCCATGCCAGTGGATCTTCCGTCGTTACGATAATGATGAGCATAAGTTTTCCGTAGAGAACAATCATGCTCCGTCTCGATGGAGAGCGTTGTGACGTCACCTGACGTACGCTCTAACCGTTATCGTAAGGCTATGGTCCTCAAAGAGGAACTGGGCCTGTCTAACGACGAGCGTCATGAACTCGCACTCATGCTGCCACGAGTTGATAAAGACGACGGAGGTTCGTGGAAAGAGTTAGATGACGACCAACTGCACGACCTGATTACCATGATGGAAGGTTATATATGGATATCGTACATGATGATGCAAAGGACGTAGTCTGCGAGGGGTCAGGCACCCCCGGCTTCGTCAATCTCTCGCTAGGAGAGAACGGTAAATCATTCAGGTACTACAAGTGTGGTACTTGCGGAGCGTTCCTCCCGTACACCCCGTTGAAAGCACACCTACCAATTAACCGCATCCATGGCAATCGGTAGCGCCCCCGAGATCGGTACCGAGTTCCGCACTGGTACCAAAGACATCAACTATCCGTGGGTTGTCGATGGTGTACAACACCAGTTGATGCACGGTGATAGCAAGGTCATATACATATGTGGTCGCCCCGACAATGTATACTATATGTTCGAGTGGCAATGCCATAAAGGCTGTTGCAGTTCGGAGAATCACAATGGGAAACAAGAACAAGGCTAAAGGCACATCGTTTGAGACGCTCATCGTCAGGTACCTACGTAGCCGCAGTTTCAAGAAGGCTTTTCGGCCTAGCCTGTCTGGTAAGTACGACAGCGGTGACATCAACGGTATTACTAGCCCTCGTCGTCAAGCAATCATTCAGTGCAAGAACCAGCGCAAGTTCGACCTCTCAGGCTGGCTCAATGATGCTGTATCGCAGGCACAGCAGGAGGAAGTCGGGGGGAACGCTTTACCAATCTTGGTAGTCAAACGCCCCGGAGTGGGAGAAAAGACGCTAGGAGAGACTTACGCGATTCTTCGGTTAGAAGACCTAAGTAGCCTACTCAAAGAAGCCGGATACAACTAATATACTGCTATAGGGTATATACGCGAATAGAAAGAGTAACCCATGGCAGAAGAATCAACCACTGAAGACGTTATCAAGGTATCCGGGTCAAGTAACCCGTCATCTGTAGGATCTATCTTGGCAAGGGCAGTTGTCGCTGGACAAACCCCCAAGATGCGTGCTATCGGAGCCTCCGCTGTCAATCAGGCATCTAAGGCTTGTGCTATCGCCCGTGGCTTTGTGGCCCCCCGTGGTATCGACTTGACCTTTATTATCGGGTTTGATGACATTGAGGGAGAGACTGGTGAAACTATCTCTTCAATGACATGGAAGCCCGTCGCACGATAACCCATATGCTACCCTTTTGACATGGAACAAAAGAAGTACAAAAACGTGTTGGTGTTGCCTAGTGGGCGTGAGATCCCATCAGCGATTGACCCCGTTACTGGAGAAGGACCTGTGAAAGTTCGATCCCTCAGCGAGGTCAATGATGGCACGGAAAGCACAACCTAAAAGCAAGCCTGAAGATAGGGTGCTACGACCCGACCTCAATCGGGAACCACGGCCTCGTATGGGTTCTACCATGAGCGAGCGCAAGGCTGAGTCACTACAGCGTGTCCAGTCTATCCCATCTGTGGACGCCGGTCTGAGCGCCCCCCGTGGTATGTCTTCTGCCACTAATCGCAACCTTGTCTCACTGCCTGTTGACCACAGCAGACTCCCCCAGTCACCCAACGTGCGACCTGAGGATCGTGCTCCTAACCTATTCCGTCCTGCCGGTAGCACTGCCACCAGAGGACACGGTTCCGCAGCCGCCCTTGCTGCTGAAGTGGGTAGACACCAATACCTATTTGGTAAGACTATCTACCCAGCCGAAGCGACTGTTGCTGTGCAACGAGTGGGAGGCAGTATGGGTCGTAAAGATAGGACAGAAGACGTCGGATTGGGTACTGCTATCCAGCCTAGAGACAATACGGGTATGCAAGCCAAGCGTCAGGTTGCTGCAATTGCTACCCCTGCTGGCCTCCGTGGTGACCGTATGAACCCCGGAGCGACGGGCGTTTTTGCTGGTGCATCGGAGGCTGACATCACAGCGGCTGGCCTTGTAGAGACCCGTATTGAGGCCGTAGGTGGTATGGCTCGTGGCTCAGCGGTGCGCCCCCCTCGTGCAGAAGGTATCCAGAAGTTCAGGGCAGGAGAACAGTCCTCTCCGATTAGTCCGAAGATGCAAGAGCGCATGAGTACGGTGACTGTCTCTAAGGGCAAAGTGGAAACCGACGAAAGCGGTCGTGAGCGCCTTGTGCCTACTGGACGCCGTACCACCATGTCAAAGGCAAAGCACACTGAGCGTGCTAACAAACAAATCGCTAAGCGTCAAAAGGTTGAGACTAAGCGTAACGAGGCTATTAAATCCATAACCTCGCTACCTCAGTTCGATGCCGGTCTATCCGCAGAGTCAGGTGGCCGTACGTACGACCCATACACAAAGGAATTGTATTAAGATGGCTAGTCATGGAAAGTCCTACCCAGACCGCTCACGGGACTCCCGACGTCAGGTCGGTCGCCCGTACAACGAGGTCCCCGAGCGTCGTATGCAGGAGCCGACTTTGACTCCTGAGCAGGAACGTGCGTACATGAACACCATGGCATTTGATGCCATGATGCGCGAGGCACCGGGCGGCGGGGCTATCTCTCAACTAGGCGACTCAATGTTGAAGAAGGATAAGAAGTAGGAATCATATGCATACCATGCCCGAAGACGAACAGGAACGTCTGGAGGAAGATGAGTTCGCAGAGAAGATCCCAAGCAAGTACCGGGATCTCTACGATGCTGATGACTTTGAGAAGATCAACCGAGGAAAGGATTGGTGGGACTAATGCTTATCCAACGCCCACCTAACCGCATGATCGGTGAGCAAAACCGAGAAGAACGTGCCCGCCTCACAGCCGAGGCGGCAGGTAAGCCACGCCCCATCTCCAACATTGGTGGGGGTAGGGGTGGCTCCCTTATGGCTTTTACAGCAGGCACTGGTACGGCTAATGGCAGGTAATAACCAAACCTTTGGTAACTGGGCCGGGGGCTACGACCCCCAAGGCGGTGAATCCCAGCCAGTACTGGGTCCTTCACCCATGTTTAGGGACGCTAAGGATCGCCGCCTCGCCGCTTTCGGAGCCACCCCCGACACGCAGTATCCCGATGGCTATTTAGGGGTTCAGTCCAGCAACCGCCGTCAGGATAAGTTGCTTAATAGCCTTAAGCGACAGAACCATAGGTCATATAGCCGTGGCGTCCATAAGGGTGAGCGAGTCAACCCCGGCGACTATTTGTGGCCTGAAGAGATGAACCTCTTTACCGGATTAGAACTTCAGGCTCAGGGTCTAAAGTTCGCTCCCCCCGGTGCGGAACCGATTAGACTCACAAATGACGGCAAAGCAGGCCCCCGTGGTATTCCACGAGGACTTGACCGCCCTCAACAAGAACAGATCGACATGCAGAGGCGTTCAATGCTGAAGCGACTAGCCCCCGGTTGGAGGTAACTAACATGGCTAATGACCCATTTGCAGAACCGCTACATCCATCACTAACTGGCCGTCCACCGGTTGTTACACCAGTTACTGGGCGTAACTCTGAGGCGATGCACGTAGGCTCAGAGCACGTCCGCAGTGGTATGCCCACAGGTCAGCGTCTGAGCCGCATGGCTCGCAAGGTTGGTGATGCGCTGATGCCAAACGCCGCCAATGACCGTCGTCAAGCAGAAGCACGTACTCAATCTTTGTATGGGCAGGGTGGTCTTGCTGATCGTGCCCGTGGAGCAGATCGTTCCATGGAAGCCCAAGCAACTCAGGAGCGTTCTAACGCAACCAATCAGGCAGGTTACGGTAGGGACGCTGGAAAGTATGTCAATGACATGCTTAAGACTCCCGGTGACATCTTTAACGCCCCTGAACCCGACAGTGGTCGTTTAGACCCTAACCGCAGACCAGACAAGTTCGCCTAAGGAGAACGTAATGAGTGATGACGCAAACCCACAGGGCATCCAACGCCCACGTCTTGCTACAAAGAAGGTGTATCAGGACGACCCCAAGACTGCACGCCCTATGATTCCTGTACATACTAAGTCACGTCAGCGCCCTACGATCGCTGTAGGCGAGGGCAACAACCCGCAAGGTACACCACGTCCAGACGGTAAGTCACTGGGCGAATACATGGGTGCAGTAGTATCCCGTGGCGTGTACAACCAAGCAGACGAGATCTGACTTGAATGTATCTCCGCATCAGTTCCGTGGTCTGCTAGAACCAGCACCTATGGTCAACAAGCCTGACCCCAACACGCCCCATGGGCGCTGTCATGCTTGTAACACGCCTGTTGCGGAGGAGGCCGACACTACATGCCTAGATTGTATGGAAGCAGGTCTCCCGTATGCCTAAGCCTTGGCAGTCCCGTAGTGAGTACCTTGTTGACCTCGCATTGGAAAGCGCTCTTGCGGCGACTCCTGACGAGTTACGTACAATGCGTCCAGTCGCCGCCCCGCAGAACCCCTTCCCCGAACGACGTGGGTTCGTAAAGAACGAATGGAACATCCACGAGGTTATGAATATCGACCGATATAACCCCACTTACAGAACGTGGATGAGTGGTATGCCGGTTATGCCTAGCGTCATGTCTGACCAGAGTTGGTCTGGTACTGCGCGTAATGCGATGAGTGAAGGGACTTGGTAATGAACGAAAAAGAATCATACACACAGTCTCTAGCCACGGCCCCCGTTAACCCTGACCGTGATTTCCACCGCCAAATGTCCGATAGTGGGTATGGAGCCGGTATCGCAGGCTCTCAGGGGCGCTCGTTTGCTCGTGACCCCTATGAATCTGGTGGATCTTTCGACAACACCATGCGGCAAAGAGAGCGTGCCGCTGACCCCTTTGGTCTACGTAACGTGCGTGTAGACAGCCGTTCTATGGGGCGTACGAAGATGGCTAGTATGGATATCAACCCCCCAGAAGAAGTAAGAAAGGCTGGCGGTATCTATGGCTGAAGATCAGGACCGCTCTGGTCAGAGAGACTGGGGAGGCGACACATCCGCACTGGGTGGCTACGGTTCTGCCGGACTGTTTAGCCGTCGTCGCCAGATGGAACGCACTACGGGTGGTTCCTACCAAAACCTTTCTACTGTAAGCCGTGCTCAGGCTCGTGGTGGCTACGCCAGTATGCCCGGACAAGGCCCTGCCCCTATTGTTACAGAGCCAAAGATCTCTGGACACACTGGCCCGTCTGGTCCTTCTGCTATGGCTCAGGGTGTAGCAGGTAACTACAACGTATCGCCCCCTCAAGTACCTAACTGGGGTCAAACCACCAATCTCTTGGGTAAAGCGGCAGGTGCGGCCATCGTCGGAGGTATGTTAGCATGGACGGGCCGGGAAAGAAAGCCGAAGCCAGCACCAGAGGTACCCGAGTCACGGTTAGCGCTGGGGCCGGGACCGGCACGTTTCAAGGGTGAAATTGGCCCTCAGCCATCACTGCCAGCAGGCCCTGCTCCTAGTGGCGCACTAGGGGCTGGACCCGACGCTCCTTTGCAACTTGGCACCGGTGCTATCCGAATGGGTTCTGCCCCCGAGGACTCTCAATGGCGCTCTGGTACCAAACAGGGTATGGGCACCAACCAGTATGGGTATGATGATACTGCTACACAACGCCGTGGTACCGGTGCTATCAAGCAAGGCCCCATCCAATTTGCTGGTGAATTGGAAGAAGTAGCAGGAGTTCAGAGAGAACAACCAGTTACTCAGGCTCCTAATGCACGTCGTACGCCCCCCGGCACTGGTCGTGCAGTAAACCCGAGAACCACAGCAGGAACTGAAGCAGAACCTCGTGTGGTTGAAATGGCGTCGTCCGTTGAGTACCCCAATTACAACCCTCGTTTGGGGGCGAAGTTGGGACGCACTGCAACCCGTGGTGAGCGCCGAGCAACCAGAGACCCTAATCAGATGGGTCTTTTTGACCCTAACGCCTAGTTCAATAGTGATAGGATACTCCTATGGCCGTAAATGAAACCCGCAGTATGAACGCAGATCTCCGCGAGGGGATCACCGATGGCATGGTGAAGAAAGTTGCCCCCGACCGTGGTGGTGACCTCTTTGACGCACATTGCGCCTCAGCCGTTCGCTCCTCACTCAGTCAGGAACTCTACGACGCTGTTGCTGGGGCTAATCCTGCACAGCCTTACGCTGGTGCTCGTGTAGCATCACTCTCAGAGCACGCCTGATCTAGTACACTGGTGCTCGTACACCGAGCAACATATGGGAGCACAACATGGCACGATTGCTTATCTGCAACACCTGCAAAACTGTCGATACTCTGCCTAACTATGCGGCAGAGAACGACCCCGAAGCCAAGCACGACCACAGTCTGCGTGACGCTATTGACAAGCATATCCGTCAGTATGGTGGCCCTATGGAGCGTCATAAGGCCAACCTATTCAGCATTGCTGACGATGAACTGGATCTCATCGACAAGTCTCGCTTAGAGCAGGCAGTTCACGACAACCGTCTTGAGAACTTCCTAAAGGAAGAGCGTGAGAACTACAAGAACGACGCTCTGAAGTGCTACGAACTGCACAACCGCCCCACGTACGGCATCGGCTACGGCTCAGGGTGCGCTGACTACAAGGCAGACCACCGAGCCATTGGGCGTACTACTGGTATCCCGAAGAATGAGTGGAGCCACATGTGTGACTTCTGTCCGTACAACTCCTACGTGGAGCACTACCGACGTAAGAAGGCTGGTATCGGGTGAACCGACAGCAGGCTATGAACATAGCCCTGTTGTTAGGGTGCGCCTATGAGATCGTCGCCCTCCTGACGAGGAAGATCCCTACTATTACTCGTGTGCTGAGGCTCGTGGGTAGTAAGCCCTTTGGTAAGGGTCTCTTATGGATGTGGTGTGGCTACATCTCTTGGCACTTCTTGGAGCCTATGGAACAGTGATCGTATTCAACTTTGATGTGCTGGCCCGCCCCGGTAAAGAACTGGGGGCGAGAGTACCTGACCCCGAGGGTATGTACTTATGGCGTACCCTGCATGAAACTACTATCGGTCAGATGGCAGTCATTATGTCTGAGGACATCACTGACACGATGTTGTTAGAGACTTGGCTAAAGATCAACGGTATCAAGGCCATCATGTACGACATTGTTGGAACAAGGGAACCTAGGGTAAACGCCGAAAAAGTAGCAAGTATTCTTGCAGCGGCGGGTGGACGCAGTATGTACTTCGATACCGACCCAGCGACGGTATCAGAGGCATATGCTAGTGGTATTCCATCCCTATTGGTATGTCAGCCATTCGTGGTGCGCCCTGAGTGGAGTACACAGAAGAAGATGCGTGGGTGGGATACTCTGGTAGAAGAGATTGACCGCCAAGCACTTGCTAAGTCTGAGAAGAACTGGAGAGAACTAGAGTGAAGATCGCCCTCTCTGGTGGTGAAAAGGGGACGTACCGTAACATCCTTACGGCTAACAATGCCCCCCGTATCGCCCTCAATATCACCCAATACAATATCCCTAAGACTAAGACAGTTGACCTCAAGGAACTGTTGGGGGGTGCTGAAATCTACGTCTACACCAGTGACGGGGACGAGGACGTCAACAAGTTTGACGAGTTCATCCGTACCCATGCTGACGACATCACTATGGTCGTTGGTCGCCCCGACTACAACGGAGACTGGCTGGGGGAGAAGTACATACCCCTATGGAACGACGAACATGACGTAGAACGTCTGGCTTATCTCTGCCAGAAGTATGGACGTGCGGCCATCAGTGACAGGGCTATCAACGCCAAAACTCTTCCACGCATCAGGCAGTTGCAGCAAAGGTGGGGAGCCTTGCTGCTGGGTATCACCAGTAAGGTCGATACCATCGAATCAGTGGAGTTTGATACCGTTATCGTATCCTCATGGACGAGTGTCGTACGATACGGCGAGACTCAGATCTGGGACGGCCACGGTCTCCGCCGCTACCCCGCTCAGAAGAAGGAGACTGCACGCCGTAGTCACCGTAACGATATCGTACGCATAGGGGTAGATTACGAAGCCATACAGGCCGATGACGTCGGTGAAGTGGCTCGACTAGCAGTGAAATCATGGCTTGCATGGGAGTCGCATACCTTCAATACTTCGGCCTATCACCCCTCAGGCGAGGACGACGAGAGCGAGTTCTTAGCCCCTAATGAGGGGGGTGTAGTTGATATCACCCCCCTAACTGCCACATCGTCTTTTCCGGTTTCTAGCACCCCGGCTCTTGCTACCGACCCCCCTCAAAGTAGGCACGACAGTGACCGAAAGTTGCTACCGGTATTAGGCATAGAAAGGGTGGTTGAGAAGGGTACTTTCACCACCCCTGATGGCGATGAAGTGCAGGAAACACAAGGACATGAGGTAGAGATACTGCGTCACAACACGTCCGGCATACGCAGTTGTGATAGTTGCTACTTAGCACCCCGCTGTCCCTCGTTTCAGGAACATGTAGAATGTGCCTATCGTATTCCAGTTGAGATACGGACTAAGCAACAACTGCAAGCCGTCCTGACGGCCATGCTGGAGATGCAAACCAGCCGTGTGATGTTCGCTCGCTTCGCTGAAGAACTAGAAGGTCAGGGTATGGACCCCAACCTGTCTCAAGAGATGGATCGCCTATTCAAGTTGGTCAAAGAGTTCAAGGATATTGAAGATACCCGTGACCTTGTACGCATTGAGATGGAAGCCAAGGGGTCTGCTGGCGTACTGAGTCGCATCTTCGGTGATAAGGCCGGGTCTAAGGCCAATGAGTTGTCGGAGCCGGTAACCACGGAGCAGTTAGACGAGTACATACTCAACGCTGACATCATTGACGAATAACATAGGGGTATCATGAACGCTAATACCGGACAGACTCGCACTGAGGTGCTCAACGAGGCCAACGACCTCATCAACGGTGACCGTAACGTCGATTACGGCGACCCCAACGATGACTTCCGTAAGACCGCAGGTATGTGGGACATCTACCTCAAGTCGGTCTACGAGCACCGTGACCACCTACTACCCCACGACGTTGCTGTACTGATGTCGATGCTGAAGTTGAGTCGTATTGCATGGTCTCCTGACCGCCGTGACAACTGGGTTGATCTGGCTGGCTATGCGGCATGTGGCTGGGACTGCGTGGAGAACACGTACTAGTAATGGCTCATTGGTCTGACGATGCTTTGTGCCGTGGTATGCACAGTGAGATGTGGTATCCACCCCTCTTCAAGGAAGAGCGCACTGCCCCCGAAGCACAGTACTACGACTTAGGGAAACTGGTATGTGAGCACTGCCCGGTCATCAACGAGTGCCATGAAGCAGGGCAGGACGAAGAGTACGGTATGTGGGGCGGGCAAACCCCTAAGGAGCGCCGTAATAACGTCTACCGAAAGACCAAGACTTATCTGCCACTAGACAAGTTATGCGTCATGCCGTTGGCCGACAGTGAGGTTGCCCTGTCCATCACAGAGTTGCGGATGGAGATACGTAAGCATCTGAAGCGCAGGCCAAGAAGTAAGACTTGAACATTGCCACACGTAGCCTGTATGCTGACACCATGAGCCATACCGAAGATACACTCCCACTTTACACCGACCTGCCATCTCTCAAGTTCAACGACGATGACTCGTCGTGGCGTCTGCTGTCAGCCTGCGCTGAGCACGGTGACATCTTCTTTGACTGGAAGCGTGTGGCAGAAGCCAAAGCCATCTGCGCCACCTGTCCCGTTGTAGAGCATTGTCTAGAGTTTGCTACCAAGAACGACGAACGTGACGGCGTGTGGGGTGGCCTCACCGCCAAGGAGCGCAAGGCGTTGTGAAGATAGGCGTAGCAAGCGCCGATTACCTGCGACCTGAGAAGTCCCCCACAGGCAATGAGCAGTGGGGAGGCGCTGGCTGGGCACGCATCGGTCAATACATCCCATACCTCCGTGAGGCTGGGCATGAAGTCACAGTTGGCACCATGTGGAAGGTCAGAGACCACATTGAGGTGGCAGATGGCTACACCAAAGAAAAGATGTCCCCCGACCTCCTCATCGTTCAGCGCATTATGCACGAAGGTGTAGCCGACACTACGAGACTGGCTCAGGAGGCTGGTCAGATTGTCGTACACGACATTGACGACTGGTACTGGGCGCTAGACCCACGCAACAACGCTTGGAAGGTATCGCACCCCAAATACAACAAAGAAGAGAACACGGTGTTCTACGCACGTAATGTGGCGAGTTGTGACTTCGTTATCTCTAGCACACCTTACATCGCTGAGAAAGTTAGGGAGAAGTTCAAGGTGCCTACGACGGTACTGAAGAACACTGTCGATACCGCTAAGTTCTCTGCGGTAGATCAGCCCGATACCCCTACCGTAGGGTGGGTAGGGTCTACTGCTCACCGCTCCGGTGATCTTGAGATTCTCTCTGGAATCTTCCCGCAGTTCTTACGTAACGACAGTATCAAGTTGCTTCATGCCGGTCATGATGAGAGTGCGCCCAAGTTTGCCGATGCCCTGAAAGTTGATGAGTCACTAGTGGGGACTACTCCACTACGCCCCTCATACCAGTATCAAGAGATGCTGACGATGAATGTTGGCCTTGTCCCCCTGAATGACATACCTTTCAACCATGCTAAGAGCGATATCAAGGGGCTGGAATACGCTTCTGCTGGTATCCCTTTCATAGCCTCCCCATTGTCGGCATACAAGGAACTCCACGAGGACTGGGGTACGGGATTCATACTGGCTAAGCGTCCACGAGACTGGATAAAGGCTTTGACTAAGATGTTGGACAAGGGTATTCGTGAAGAGTACCAGCAAGCGTTGTTAGAACTTGTCCGACAGAGAGACATAGCCATTGGCGCTAAGGCTCTCATAGACCTATTGGAGTCCATGAAGTGAAGGTACTGCTCGTCGGGGATACCCACGGCGACGCTAAGTTCATCTCCAGCATCAACCGACTAGCCAAGACACATGGGGCGACATACATCATCCAACTGGGTGACTTCGGCTACGACTTCAGCCCTAACGTACTGACGTCGATCAGGGCATGGCTGGATGCTGACGAGCGACGCAAATGGCTATGGCTAGACGGTAACCACGACCAACACGACTACATCCGTTCAGAGATACGGAAAGGTAAGCACCCCAAGAAGCCGATCAAGCACTTCCACGAACGTATGTTCTACTGCCCCCGTGGGAGCACACTGAAGATCGGCAACAAAACAGTGCTGTTCCTAGGCGGTGCTGTGAGCGTCGATTATCACCGACGTCAACAAG